TTCGGGGCCCTGGGCGCACAGTGCAGCTATCCATGTCCTATGGATAACCTGCCTGAGATGGTTCAACTCTACTCTATGGGGTTGAGTTTGTTGGGGTATTAAAATCCCTTCTAACTCTCACCCTTGTAGATGTAGGGTAACTCCTAACCTTTAGGTTAGGAACTACGTTACCTGTTGAACCAACCAAATAAACCTCTAACCTCATCTTTGTGATGAGGACGGGGACTATTTGGCCTTACCTCCCGCTGTGGGCGGCGGCCTTTTCCATCGTCTGGATCCGGTCGTCGCCTACGGGAAGGAAGGATCAGTCAGGCTCTGTTGGACACGATTCGATCTTTAATAGATCGAGACCAGAGGAGCTCTGGTGCCTTTGCCTGATCAGTATGACAAGGAACGTACAATCGTTTCCACGAAGCGGCGTGCTATTCCCTTTATTGGGAGTAGAAGCCGTTATGTTTCGTGGTCGCGAGATGTATGTCCACCACCCGCTTATAGCGAAACTAAAGCTAATAACGTGTGGAGTCCTACTAATCTGCAAGGGATGCAGGAAACTGCATCCGAAAACCATCCTTCTTGGAAGCGCCGATTAGGCACTGCCCAAGATATTGGTGGAAACTTTTCAACCACAAAGAAGTATGTCAAGAATCAAGCGATTCCTGTATACCGTCTTTCTGGTTCGAAAAGCCTCAACTCGTGTGTGTCCATTGGTTATGACTACCAAGGACCCGTACTTGTTGATGCTCTCATCAACGTTAGTTTCCCTCCCGGTGGTGCCTCGACTAATTCAGTCTTGGACGCCGTCGGTGCGGGAGCTATAGCTGATGTGAAGCCCACCAATAGCGTAGCGAGTCTTGCTACCGCTCTTGCGGAACTCTATCGCGAGGGTTTACCCCGCGCAGTAGGGTCTTCCTTTTGGAAGAAAGGTTCCGAGCAGTTGATTGGTCCTGATGGGAGTTTTAAACCCGATCTGATCAATCATTCTGCAGAGGAATACCTTAATCTGCAGTTCGGTATCAAGCCCATTATCGGCGACATCCTCGATTTTGCACGAGGTGTAAGTCAGGCTGGGTTGCTTTTAAGCAATTCCAACGTGATGCCGGTAAGGTTGTACGCCGCAGGATGTCTTTTGCACCTACGGGTAGTGAAGTTACAACACTGTTCAAGGACAACGTTCCTGCTCCGTATACACTGAGCAGTACGTTGGACATGTACAGTAATCCTAACTCCACTCCCGGCAAGGTTTATCGTGTTCGAAAGACCACGCAACGTCGCTGGTTTTCTGGAGCATTTACATACCATCTTGGTATGGACCCCTATTCGTTAAATCGAATGGAGGGTATGCAACAGGATGCCAACCATCTTTTAGGGTTGGACATTACACCTGAAACGTTGTATAACCTTGCGCCTTGGAGCTGGGCCGTTGATTGGGTCAGTTCTCTTGGGGACGTTGTCTCCAATTTAACTGATCACATTCAATACGGTCTGGTTATGCCTTATGGGTATCTGATGGAACATACCATCGTTAGTGATACCTATTATTGGAGCGGTCCCACTAACCTTAAAGTTAGTACGATCGTCCCAAGTCCTATTACGCTTGTCACTGAGACAAAGCTACGTAGGAAGGCTAACCCCTACGGGTTCGGCTTAACTTGGAACTCTTTGAGTACCAAGCAACAGGCCATCTTGGCGGCTCTTGGTATAACCAAGAGCGGTCATTAGATAGTTAACTGTCTGCCAAACGCCATACGGAGTCTTAACCAGGCTCCTAGGAGTGATGCCATGTCATTTGCCGATCCGCAGAGCGTTACCATTAGCGCAGTCACTTCGTCCCTCCCTCGCGTTAGCGTGGGAGACGACATCAGTGAGTACGTTTCCGGTGACGGTCTCATCCATCTCCTCGCTTCCCATAAGTATGGGAAGCGAACGAGGCGGATGCTGCGACTCGACACGTCCAAGATCACCTCGGATCCGTTTAAGCCGGCGGAGAATACGAAGGTTTCGATGTCCGTTTACACGGTCTTCGACCTTCCTCCGGCCGGCTATACGGCTGCCGAGGCTCTCGCTGTCTACACTGGGTACAAGACCCAGGTGGCGGCGAGCTCGGACCTGCTCATCACCAAGCTCTTGGGAGGCGAGTCCTAACAAGGACTCCTCTCTCATGGGATGGTGTCGAACAGTAGTAACGGCAATGGCCGACCCTCAGATGGAGACGGAGAGCCTCCGGAGATCTTTTACCAAGATCTTCCAGGAGATCCTCGGCTTCCGCTGTCGGTAAGCCAAGCGTCGATCAAGGAAACTTTCCATGATCGTCGCCGAGATCAGGAGTTCTTTATAAGAATTCACATCAGCCCTAAAGCTGCTGCGATTCTTTTGGTTCTTCTGACTCTCGTGACGCGACTAGTTGAGGGCTTAGTATGGTATTTCCTTAATGGAAGACCATAGGTTCTAAGCTCTCGTGAAATGGCATTGGCTAAGGATAAGCCACCTCATTAAAGGGGGACTTATGAAAAGCCTGATGTCACTCTGGTCTAGCGTAGCTTATGAAATGGCTACGCGATGCTGCACTAGCGCCACTCGCGACGTAAAAACCGTTGCGAGTCGGGTTGAACACGAGGGGTTACCGTTTTTAGCGATAACCCTGGCTGACTATGGAAAAGTCATCGAAAAATGGCGGACCATGGTCAAGTCGGACCCAAATCCGATGTCCCATCTTTTCGTTGGGATCATCGTACAGGTCTCCCCCGATTTCTCGGCGGTTTCCTGATCCGTGTGTTCGACCCTGTTAGTGGTTCACTTCTGAGTGAGCCCGACATTGAAGCAATTATTGCTCTACGTCAACTTACGTTGATGTTTAGCAAGATTGCTCTCCCTAGGACGACCCTTGTAAAAGGAATCGGCCGTAATGGTGGCAACGTTGTTGTCACTATTAAACGTGAGAGTAAAGCAATGTCGGAGTTCATTCAGTGTGAGCAGGATGTCAAGAAATCAGATGCAAACCTCTCATCCTTTGATAAGGAGGAGTTTTGCAGGTTTTCTGATTTGCTTTTTAATAAATTGTTTACAAAAGTAGATAGGGATATCTACTATAACAATTTATTTCCAAAGCATGGTCCTGGCGCGACTGCTGACCGCCTCTCTTCAAATGAGAAGTGGAAACAGCATGCCTGGCCATCTCGCCTTGAGCGCATACTCCCTTTTGGGGAATATGCGATTCCAAATTGGTCATATTATGACCTTTTGGACAAGGTTGACATCCTCGAACCTGGTTCGGAGATACCCGTAAGGGTTATCACCGTTCCTAAGACGCTCAAAACACCTCGCATTATTGCGATAGAACCCACTGCAATGCAGTATATGCAGCAGGGAATTCTTCGCAGCTTGCTAGATGCGTTTAAAGAGGATAACTACCTCTCTCGCATCATCGGTTTTGACGACCAGGATCCCAATCGGGATCTTGCTCGTTCCGGATCACTTCGCGGTGATCTGGCTACACTCGATTTGAGTGAAGCTTCCGATCGTGTTTCGAATCAGCATGTACTACTCATGTTGCGGAACCATCCTCATTTGCTTGAGGCCGTTCAAGCTACACGTAGTAGGAAGGCTGATGTTCCTGGCTACGGAGTTATCCGTCTTGCCAAGTTCGCCTCTATGGGTTCAGCTCTTTGCTTTCCCTTCGAAGCAATGGTCTTTACGACCCTTGTTCTCATGGGAATAAGCAAGGAACTAAGTGAACCTCTTTCCGATCGTAAGTCTCTTGAGGCTTACTCTCGGCAGGTGCGTGTCTTTGGTGACGATATTATCGCACCAAGTAGACATGTGCTGTCCGTTGTTGCGCAACTCGAAAATTTTGGTTTTCGGGTAAATCGCAGCAAGTCTTTCTGGACTGGAAAGTTCAGAGAGTCCTGCGGACGGGAGTACTTTAATGGCGAGGACGTTTCAATAGTCCGCGTCAGGCAAGTTTTCCCGACACAACGGCAGAATGCAAGCGGTGTGATCTCACTCGTCAGCCTTCGTAACCAGTTTTATAACGCTGGTTACTGGCAGACGTGTAAGTGGTTGGATAAGAAAATCAGGAAGTTAATAAAATACTTCCCAGATGTCTTACCAACATCACCGCTGTTAGGCAGGGAGTGTTTTCTCGGGTACAAACCTGAGAAGATGCATCCAAACCTTCACGGCCCCTTAGTTAGGGGCTGGTTTGTGAAGGCCGAAGCTCCTCGAGATCCTCTCGATGGGCCCGGTGCCTTACTCAAGTGCCTCCATAGAATGGAGTCTCGAACAAGGCAACAGCCTGTCCAGGATAAAACCTGGTTCGGATCTGAATCAGATCCGCGAGCCTCCCAAGTCGGCAGCTTGCCAGCTGCTGATGAGAAGCACTTGGAGCGTTCTGGACGCCCCAAGCACGTCAGCATCAAGCTTGGGTGGAGATCTCCCTTTTAGAAGGGAGAAATGGGTCTTAGTACCCTACGGGAGAGCCTGCTCTCCATCTCTATACCAACGGTGTGAACGTCAGTACAGAGTGGGGAGTCTTGCACTCCTCCTTCTTCTTTTTCCTCTT